CAATCTATTTTCTTTAAATAATTTTGGGATATTTTTTTTCCCACTTTTTATAAAAATATAAAAAAAAAAAAAAACACACAACAACAAAAAAAATTAAAAAAAAAAAAAAAAAAAAAAAAAAAAAAATAGAACAATTTAATCTAACAACAACCAAAGAAAAAATATATGGGTGGGGTGGGGGTATTCACACGTTGCATTGTGTCACGTCCACACGTCGATATGACAGCCCAGCAATCCTCCATGTGGGGGAGCCCATGACCCTACCCAAACACGCGCCACCGGGCGTTGTGGCTCGAATATGGGGCCTCCATCGTGTGCGGCACTGAAGCAAAAAAAAAATGCCCCCAGATTGCTCCAGGGGCATCAGATTGCTGCCAATTATGCCTTTTCGACCTCCGCCCGCAACAGAGCCAGTGCTCGTGCCTTCTCCTCCTCGGGCAATTTCAGGAATCGGTTGCGCAGACCTTCCGGGGTGGGTGTGGAAGATGCTCGCTCCCGCGCCAGGAATTCCGCGACATACACCACATCCTCGGAGGGTACCTTCTCCGCTGTGCGATAGATGGCCTGAATCGAAATCACGATGGAGCGTGCCGCTAGGTCTTCCAGCGCTTCCCGTGTGACGTCCGAAAAATCTATGACCAATTTTGTCGCGTGAACCGCTCCACCTTTGGTCAACCGTGTTTTGATAACTTTTTCCATGATGCATCTCCTTGTTTAGAAAGTTGTACCGCAAACGAACCTGGTACGATTGTTCGACGGTTCCGCCGTGAAAAAGTTCCGCCGATGCCGCCGTGTTTCCGACCACGTAACCGCGTGTCCGTACATCCTCTGACATGCTCGACCGCCGAAAGTTCCCAACCCACCATCCGTATGAATACGCAGTTGCAAGAATACAACACGTTGCGAAAGTGCAACATGCACCCACGCGCGGCTCGGTGTACCTGCTATCCCGAGCACACCAGATGCCGTGTTGCACCTTTACCACGTTGCCAAAAAGATACACGTATGTGAGCACCTGCAAACACCCATAGCCCCCCATTCGACATAGGTGCCGGGGGGTCAGACTCGTTTTCCAGAAAAATCAGTTTGAAACCCTTTAGTTGTAATGCTATATAGAAGCATAAAAATATTCCCGGCGGGCTTGACATGGAATGCTGAACGTGGTAGTATGCATCATGATTCTTAAAAAACACTCTGTTCCGGTAGTTGCAGATATTTTTTCAGGGCACGTTCGGAAAGATGTTAAATTTCTAACCACTGCATATCGAGAAGAACTTGATAGGCACTATACACATCATGTACCGAGTGGAGAGCTGCCATGCCAGCCGCCTTTGATAAAGCAGTAAGAGCTGGAGGCAAAGTCCGCACTGTCACAGGGCCGAGTAAGCAGTTTGGCCTGAAGGCAGGGGAGTATGTGCATATAGTCTTCCATGGTGGAAAAATGGAAAGAGGAGAAGTTAAGAAGAGACACTCGGCAGTTGCTATAATGGAGAAGCATAAATAATGGACGCCACTGTTACTTCACCTAGCACCCTTCCAACCATCCACATCGAAGATACTGGATGGCAGTTGAAGCGGCTGAAGGAGAAACATAAGAACATCATAGCCCTCCATGCTCAGTGCATGAAGAGGGAAGACATCGCTGCTGTCGTCGGATGCACACCGGAGTATGTTAGCATGATAATGCAGCAGCCTCTGGCGAAAGCTTACATGCGTGAAGTTGAGAAGTACATGGACTCGCGGCTGGAAGCTTTGTATGGACATTCTATAGATACTATAGAAAAAGGTCTTGCTGGTAATGCCACAGATACACAATTGAAAGCTGCGAGGTTACAACTCGAAGCTACAGGAAAGTTGAAGAAGTCTACAACTGAAGCACAGACGGCAGAGGATGTCGTAGCAGCTTTGATGAAAGCTGCCATTTCGGGTGTAGTTGCTATTGGTACGAACGTGCAGGTTAACGTAGGAGAATCTCCCAATGTCGCAGACAGTTAACGTATACTCCCCAGCAAAGCCTCGGCAGGTGCTAGATGCTTCCAACCTTGCCATATCAGTCCCACAAGCAGGGAATACAGTAATCTTTTCCATTATTACTATCGGCCTGAAGCGACTCTTTCTTCAAGTCACACCAACGGGAAATGCCTTTGCTGGCTTCGCTGTAATAGGTCAAGCGACACCAGCAGCTCCACAGAGCACCCTGTATAGTGCAGCAGCCGACTACACCTCGCCGAAGGGACTTGTTGTTGGAACCAGTGGGGATTTAACAACTCTCGCGGCTGGTAGCACTGGCTGGATAATCCTCGACGTTACAGGTCTTGCAATAGTTACATTCACCGCACACAGTGCGGCAGCTGGTGGCTCGACAGTAACTGCATACTGTGGAGGTGCATAATGCCTTGGAGAGACCCAGGTAGTGGTGGTGGTGGTTCTGGTGTTCCAGCTATAATCCCAGCAGCTATTGGTGATGGTGTTACAGATGACCTGGCTATCATTCAATCAACACTAAACGCAGCTGCGGCAGGTGGTGACCCAAAGGTAGCGTGCGTTGTATATCTTCTAGCTGGAAAAGTATATGCCTTGAGCAATACACTTGTAATTCCTGACCGTGTGTTGCTAGCTGTTCTCGGTCGCGGCAGAGGGGCGTCACACCTTCTTGCAGGTGCTGGATTCCCGATAAACACGCCGCTAGTTCAGCTTGCACCACTGAATCCTGCTACTGGATTCGGCTGCAGGTTGGAGGGACTTACAGTTGACTCCAATCACATAGCAGGTAGTATTGGTGTATACACTGAAGCAGCCCAGGAAGGCTCAGGTTTAACAAACTGCTTAATTGCTAACTACCGTGATACAGGATTTAAGAATGTCTCTGGTGGTTTAAATATCACTGCGCAGTTCAATGAGTTCTTCCCAAGTAATCTTGGTGCAAACTATGGTATCAATGTAACAAACGGGAATGTCGGTCTATATAATAATAGCTTCGTTGGTACGGCCACTGCTGGTATTCGCCTCACATCTTGTGTTGCATTCGTTGCCGGTGTGCATGTAGAGGGGCATACAATAGGAGTTAACTGTGGTGGTGGTGCGAATGCATTTATTAGTTCTGTTGATGGACCGACTAGTTTAGCGGCTGTAACGGACTGCGTTCGTCTCGATGGTGGAGATGAAAGAGTCACTGTGCATAATGTTCGTAAGGCGAATGCTACTAATGCCTTATCAGATTTCGGGAATAGCTATACGAATACTGATGCGAACCTTATCGAGTATGTTAACAAGTCCATGTCTCTTTCAGGCATACAGTATGCACCTCGTAACTCCAATGGCCCGGCTGTTACTATAGATGCATCTCTCTGTACATACTGGACAACTGGAACTCTCACGGCAGCAACAACCATCAGTGCTCCTAGTAATCCAGTTCTTGGACGCATCCTCGTTATTTCATTTCTCCAAGATGCAACTGGTGGCCGCACAGTTTCTTGGAATGCTATCTTCCATGGCATTACCCTAGCTGCTAGTGGTACAGCAAACCAGCGTGCTATAATTGAAGTTCAATACGATGGCGCAGTTTGGATTCAAAAGAGCACAAGTGGCTGGGTAGCCTAATTTATAACATATAAGGTGTGTCACAATTTGTTACATTCTTTGGAGGTATCATGAAACTCGCAGACCAACTTACACATTTGAGAAGTGTCCTTCAGGAAACTGAAGCAAAGTTCGAAGCCATCCCGGCTGAGATAAAAGGCAAAGCTGATGAAGAGCTCATAGTACTCTATCATCATATTCAAAGCTACTTCGGCGGAGACGTCCCAGCACCCAAAGCCCCGGAAGCTCCAGTTCAATCTGACAGCCCTATTCCATGAAAGGAGTATATCAATGTTTAATTATCTGGAGAATATCAACTACGTTCTTGCCGGCCTCGGTGTATTCTTTGCCATTCTTCTTCTGTACCTCGCAAATAGCGATGGTTCAGAAGGCAATGTTCAAGTTCCGCCTGTGGTTGTGAAGGTTCCACCTCCTGCTCCTAAGGACGAGAAGCACGAAGACCACGAAGAAAAACCAAAAACAAAAGTTGACCTCGACCCAACAAAGCCGGAGGAACCTCATGAGAAGTCTGAGTCACACGAAAAAGACTCTCATGAAAAAGAAGACTCTCACCACGACGAGCACGAGTCACACAAAGACGACTAGCATGGCAACTCCTGAGCGCTTTGTTATTGAGTCCCTCTTTCCTGTGATTAACAAGTCACAGGAAGAGGTAGACTTTAAATTAAACAGTGCCCAGACAGCTATCGACGAAACTGGAGTACGAAGAATAATAATTCCAAAAGCTCGGCAGCGGGGTGTAACTACATACTTTCTAGCTAAGTCTCTTGCTCGATGTCTTGGAGTTGATAACACCAAAGCTGTTGTCATCAGTCATGATGCGCCAGCAACTAAACGTATGCTTGCTTTGGTGAAGTTCTTCATCGAACATATGAAGGGGCCGAAGCCCGTCATCAGAACGAATAGTATGGACGAACTAACATTCCCAAAACGAAACTCAGCATTCTATATAGGAACTGCTGGAGCTCGTGCGTTCGGTCGTGGAGACCATATTACAGACCTCCACTGTTCTGAAGTCGCCTACTGGCCGAATCCAAAGCAACTTATGACTGGTCTTCTTCAGGCTGTGTCAAAGAAAACAGGTCGTATTAGTATCGAGTCTACTGGAAATGGTGCCGGTAACTGGTATCATTCCCAGTGTATTCGTGCTGCAAAAGGAACAGGAACATTCAAGTTATTATTCCTCCCTTGGTGGAGTGAGCCAGAATATCAACTAGACCTCCCGGCAGAAGAGTGCCAAGATATACTGGCGCATTTGAAAGCTGAGTATGATGAGCCACGCATCTATAGCACATACAAACTGTCTGCAAATCAAATAGCCTGGCGTCGAATGGTAATAGAAGACGAACTAGATGGTGACCTTTTTGAATGGAATAAAGAATACCCAAGTTGCCTTGATGACTGCTTCCAAGCTGCAGGTGGCGGGATATTCAGGAAGGTTAACTTTGTTGAAACTATTGACTGGCAGCAACGAGATGCCAATCTTTGGATTCTCAACGGCCATCCGAATCTCAGCTTGCATTACATTATAGGTGGTGATGTCGCGGCAGGTGTTGGTCGAGATGCCTCAGTGGCGGAGATATTCTGTCTCGAAACTTCAGAGCAGGTTGGTGAGTATATAAACAATAAAACTGAACCTGACACCTTCGCTATTACACTATCTGAACTCGGATATAAGTTCAATGAAGCTTATATTGGATGCGAGAATAATAATCATGGTATTCTCACCATGCGCGTCTTAACTGAATATGACCACACTCGCAGTACCTTCCGGTATCCGATGAGCAAGATTTACCGCACACCAAGTGCTCGTAGTAAAGGTGGAAAGGAACAATCTCGTCGCCTAGCGGGTCTCGGCGTTCACACTGACCCAAGAAGCAAACCACTAATGATTGGCCTTCTTCGGAAAGACCTTTCTACAACTACAGTTATCCACAGTGTGATTCTGAAGAACGAACTCAGTACCTTTATTGAACATGAAGATGGTACTGTCGGCGCGGCAGATGGCTGCTATGATGATACTGTGATGGCAGCCGGTATGGTCTCGTATGTCAAAGCCAAGGCGGCATTATCCCTTATAGATGCACCAATTACACCAGAGGAGATTAAAGATACATTCTCTCTCAATAGTATAATTGATGAACTCACAGTGGGTCGAAATAATAGTACATTTCCTAGCTACCTAACGGAGGACTTATGAGAGTCCTTATAATCTCTAAGGAGGGTGATGGAGCTGGGATAGCATACAAACTCATATGTGAGGGCCATGCAGTAGATCTCTGGATTGAAGATAAGAACTACAAAGACTGCCTTCGCGGCTTTGTAGAACGCCCTACATCTTGGCGGCCATGCGTTGCAAAAGCTGACCTTATTATCTGTGACATGGTAGGATATAGCGAGCATGAAGATATGTTCAAACGTCTTGGAAAGCCTACTCTCTGTTGCAATGCTGCTGGAGATATTCTTGAGCTTGATAGACAACGTGGCATGGCAGCCTTTCATAAACTCGGAATAAATACTCCACCAAGTCAAGACTTCAAAAATGCAAAGGATGCGGCAAAGTTGAAGTGGGTAAATGAAGCTGGATACGTCGTGAAAGGTTCAGGAAATCTTGATGTCGGTAAAACTTATGTATGCGATACTGAGGAGCTATATCAGTGGGCCCTTACTACTATGACCGACATGCATGATATTGTTGTGCAAGAGCGCATTCCAAAAGAAGGAAGTGTCGAAGTCAGTACTGAAGGGTGGTTCAACGGTATAGACTTTATCCACCCCTTTAATCATACATTTGAAGAGAAGCACTACTTCCCAGAGGATATTGGAAAGATGACTGGATGTGCTGGGAATGTCGTGCTTCCTATGGAAAATCCCAGTCGGCTGGCTAAGGAAACAGTTATGAAGTTCGGGCCGCTGCTTCGTAAAGCAAGCTATCGTGGGCCTCTTGATGTGAACTGCATCGTTACAAAAGATAAACTGTATGCTCTTGAATTGACATGTCGCTTCGGCTATGATGCTATCGAAGCTTTGATGACAGGCCTGAATGAACCTATTGGTGGTTTCTTCTTTGATGTTGCTACCGGCATTAAGAAGTCTATGAAACTTCGTAATGACTTCTTAATAACAGTTCGCATCTCTCGTGACCCATATCCTTATGCTAAGCCCTGTGACTTGGATGAACCAGATAAGGGTATGCCTATATGTGGTCTGAATATTACTGATATGAAGTTTACATATCTATGCGATGTGTATAAGGATGGCGACCAACTTAAATATGCAGCATCTGATGGTGTTATCTTAAAAGCCACCGCCTTCGGCAGAACAGTTAAAGAAGCTCAGCATCGTGTATATAAGATATGTAAGAATGTAAAGGCAATTGATATTGCATACTCTCCCGGAATCGGAGATAGGGTAGACAAAGATATTGCCTCTCTAAAAGAATGGGGTTGGCTATGAGTAATATACGTGGATATAGTAATGGCAATCCTGATGTGTCTTGGTGGCTAGAACAAATTCGCTCTGGTATTGAATTCCGCAAGCGCTATACCCATCAACAGGAATGGATTAAGTGGCGTAAGTGGTATCGTGGTGACTTCCCGCGCGGAGTCCTTCCAGTTAACTTATTCTTCAGAATGCTTCGCACTACAGTGCCACGCTTATACTTTCGTGACCCAGCAATATCTATTGTTGCAACAAAGCCAGGTATCGAACAGCAGGCATTTGCACAACTCATTGAACGGGTAGATAACAAACTAATCCCTGTCATGGGAATTAAGAATCAAATGAAGCGCATTGTTCATAATACTTGGATGTTCGGAACAGGCGGCGGTAAGCTTGGCTTCGGTGCTCAATATACTCCAACGCCAGAGGAGTTTGAAACTTCCATCCCTGAGCAGTTTCGTAGCAAGTTGACTCGTCGTATAGAATACAACTCCAACGTCAAAGCTAACATGCCATGGTTTATGTCTGTTCACACAGGCAGTCTGATTGTTCCAAAAGGTCTCATGGACTTCGAGTCTACTCCTTGGGTTGCTATGTGGTTGAAGCGTCCAGTAGATGATGTTCAATCTGACCCACGTTTCAAGCATGTTGCGAATATCAAGAGCACGACATCAAAAGGTCTGGGTTCAACTTTCAATAACACAATGACGAATGAGAATAAACCAGATGAAGTAGATCTTATCGAAATTCGAGATATGAGAACGAAGAAAGTTATAGTTCTCGCTCCATATTCCTCGGATAAAGTTCTCTACTTCGACGATGATGAACTTCAGAGTAATGACCGTCCTAATATATATCCTGTTGTCTTCAACATGGATGATGAAGTATTCTGGGGTGTACCTGACTCAGCTATCCTTGAGCCGCAGCAACTTGAGATAAATGAAATCAGAACACTTGAGATGAAGCACCGTCGGATTTCACTGGTGAAATTCTTAATAAAGCAAGGTTCAATGGACCAAGCAGAACTTGAAAAGATGCTTAACGGAGATGTTGGTGGGGCAGTTATGGTTAAAGGTGAACTCAGCGATGTTGAGGCAATGGAACTCGGTCATGTACCGCAGAGTTTATATAGCGCCAGTGCTGAAGTTCAAGCTGACGTTCGAGACGGTATGGGCTTCAGTCGAAACCAAGGTGGTGATTATGCCTCTCAGAAATCTCACAATGCACCTACGGCTGCTGAGGCCCGTATTGTCCAAGCTGCAAGTGAGATTCGTGTAGATGAACGACGTGATGTTCTTGCTGATATGCTAACGAATGTATTTGAAGATACAAACACACTGGTATTCAATAAGTGGACAGATGACCAAGTTGTTCAAGTAATGGGGCCGGACTCCATACCTGTATGGGTAGCCTTCAAACCAGCAATGCTGAAGGCTGCACGATATGAGATAAATATATCTCCCGATAGCACACTTCCAGAAACAAAGGACATGCGGCAGAACAAAGCTGTTCAAGTCTATGGTCTGCTTAAAGACAATCCTTTAATCGACCCACAGATGCTAACATCATACCTTCTCCATGAACTCCATGGGGTTGAGTTTGACCACCTCATAAAAGGTGTGCAACAGCTGCAGCAAATGGCATCCGCTGGACAGCCTGGTGCTACAGCGGAGACTCCGTTGAATACTAATAACTTCATGAATCTAATGGCGCGAGGACGAATGCCGGCTGGGGGTTGACTTATCCCATGCCTTGTGGTATGCTTAGACCGTGTAACAAATTGTGACATAGGTGATATATGCGATGGATACAGATAAATGGTGAGTTGGTTCCAGCGGATACTGTGGAATCCCAACAACATATATCAACTGGCCCAGCTATTCATATATTCCATGAAGGATATTATGAGCATATAGCTGATGACCCCATCTATATTAAGAACAAAAAGCAACTACGATACGAAACACGTAGTCGTGGTTGCACTTCAGACTATGCGGAGTGACTATGAAGAATCCACGTTTAACAGCTGAAATCACCCCGGCAGGTTTTACAATTGAACTTGAGAATTGGGATGGTGTGACTAATGTTATGATAGAGCACTTGCACTATGCTATCGTAAAGAAATCTCAAGTCCATCGAGCAACAAAACTTGGGGCACTCCATGCCTCACGAATGAAAGCTGAGGCAGCTAAAAATCTTGAGGAACAGAAGAGTAAATTACCTAAGGAGTAGATAAATGAGAATGCATTATTTCAAGTTAGCTGAGGCAGACGAGAACGAGGGTTCCGGTGGCGCAGCTGACAACCAGAATGCAGATAACACCAGCCAACAGCAAATTGAACTGCTAACGAAAAGTGTTGGTCTGATTGCTGAAGGCTTGAGTAAGATGGAAGGAAATCAGAATATGATTCTTGAAACTCTTGCTCGAGTAACTGATCAGAGCAAGGCAGAAGTCAAGCATGAAATCAAAGAAGAATTCGGCGCTGATGTAGACTTGGAGCAGCTTGACAGGCGGCAGTTTGCAACCTTTATTGTCAGGCAGGCAGAGGCTGCATTCAAAGAAGAAATAAAGAACATGCTTGGCACAGTTGATAGCAAGGTCCAAGATCTTGCAACACGCTTTGAGTCGAAGAATGCCAGTGAGCAGATAACGAAGGTATCAGATAACAATCCTGATTTCTGGGAATGGTCTTCAGAGATTAAACAACTCCTCTCGGAGAATCCTACGTTAACTGTCAACCGTGCATATGCTCTTGCTAAGTCAGAGAATCCAAAGAAAGCTGAGGAGTTACACAAGAAATTTGCGAAACCAGAACCTAAGAAGCAGCAATCCTTCTTCGGATTGACGCCAACAAGTTCTATCAGCACGAGGAGTAATGCTGGAAAGATGTCGCAAAAAGAAGCCGCAGAAGCTGCCTTTGACAAAGTCATGGGCGAGCTTGGAGACAGAATAGAAAACGGTGATTTTAAACTAGCATAACCTTCAAATGATAGGAGCATGATATGGCGGGACCTACTACACTGTCGGAAGTACTGGACAACCTGTACACTACGACATGGCAGAACATGAAGGATGATATTAAAGACCAAGTCTTTAATGCCCTCCCCTTCTGGTTCTGGTTGAAAGAAAAGGGCAAAATGGAAGAAGTAGCCGGTGGCCGCTTCTTGACTGAGCCACTGCAATATGATAAGACTGATAGTATAAAATGGATAGGCCGTGGTGGTACA